CCGATTTTTTCGAGCGAGGTAAACGAGTCTCCAGTTCGCGCCGCGCCACTCGTTTTTGCCGCTGCTGCTTGCCCCTGCTTGGCCGTGAGTTCGGAGGTGCTTTTGAGTGTGCTCGATTGCTCGCGGAGAGCGGTGGCGTTGCGAAGTGCGGCTTCGGTCAGCTTGGCCAACTCCTGTCTGAGCTTCTCATTTTGCGCCTGTAAACGCTCGGTTGCGTTGGTCTGCTTTCCGAAACCCCGCTCGAATGCGGCGAGGAGTCCCTGACCCGGCGTGCCCTCCGCGTAAGCGTCTGAGTTCGAGGGAGGGATGATAGCACCGTTTGAGAGTGACTCTTTCGTGTTGTAGGTGATGCGCTTGCCTCCCGCGAAGGTCTCTCGCACTTCACCCGGTGTGAGCGGTGTCGGGTAACCAGCGGCCTTTGCTGCGGCGATTTCCTGCGCTTGAGCAGGGGTGACCATGCCGCTTGCTTGCGGTGCCATGTAGCTTTGCGAGGTTTGGAACCTCTGCTGATTTGCACCCATCCCCTGCAAAGTGCGCGGACTAAGACCAGCGGTGTTTCCCGAGGAGAAGATTGCGCCGACCAACTCACCGAGAGCGGCAGGGATGCGTTTGATGCCGTTAGTGACGTAGTCCAGCCACGCCTTCGCAGCGTCGAGGAGTGCTTTGCCGATAGTGTCAGCGACAGAACCAGCGACCGTCCCCAGAGCATCGGTGAGGGTCTCTGATAAAAGCCCACCAAGGCCCGTCAATGCGTTGCCCTCGTCGAATATGCCAGCGATGCCCTGCAACGCACGGACGGCGGCTTCCGTGACTTCTAGGAAGGCAATCTTGCCGCTCGTCACCAGCACATCCCAGAGGGTGCCGTTTTTAATCGCCCCCTCGACGACTTGGAATGCGTTGACCGCGAAGTCAACGGCCTTGCCGAACCCCGCGCTGAACTGGTCGCTGAACTGCATCGCCTTCGCGGTTGCGGCGGTGAAGATGTTGCCGAGTGCAGTCCCGATTGGCGCGAACTTGCCGACCAGCGTCTGCGCGAACTCGATTAGCGGTTTCAGCCCGGTTGATGCGGCGATGCCGAGGTTGCGCTTCACCTCCTCGACGTTATCCGCGAGCGTCGAGAGGAGACCGTTGAGCGTTTGTCCCTGTGCTGCTGCGGCCCCGCTAAAGAGGCCCGTCGTGGTCATCTGCTGCAATGCGTTGACCATGTCCTGCGCGGAGATGGCCCCCGATGAAAGAGCCTTCTGGAGTCCTGCGTCGTCGAGGTTGAGTGCTTTCTTCAACTCCTCCCCGATGGGGATTCCTCGTTCCAAAAACTGGAGGAACGTCTCCGTCTGCATTTTGCCGACCGAGAGGGTCTTGACATACGGTTGCAGGATTTCGGCGAGCGGTTTTTTCGTCCCTGCAGCGATGTCACCGAGCACTCGAATGGTCTCCTTCAGTTGCTCGGCTGGTACACCAGCTGCCGCGAGTCCTGCCCCTGCATTCGAGATTTCGCCGAGTTGGAATGATGTTGTTGCGGCGTACTTGGCCAACTCAGCGACCGCACCTTGCGCCGTCTCAGCGGATTTGTAGAAGGTGGTGAACTGTGCGACGACTGACTCGAACTCACCAGCGACCGAGATGGATTCCTTGAAGGTCTCACCGAACCCGCGAAGAGCGGAACCGACCGAAGACACCACTCCTTGCAACCCGGCGAAGAGTGCCTGACCCGATGCGACCGCGGCCATCTGCTTCGCAAACGAACCCATCTCCCCGAGTGCGGAGTTGAGGCCTTTGCGAAAGTCTGAGGTGTCGGCACCAATGCGGATTACTGCGCTGCTCATAGTTTGGAGAGTTTGCGTTCGAGGTAGCTTTTCATGTCAGCGAGGACATTGGACATCGCGCGGTTGACGATGCCTTTGCGCTCCGAAAACTCGTTTGACTCGGGTCGGTTGTTGGTGATTTCGATGAAGGTGCGGAAGATGTCGGATGATTTCGCGACCTTGGCCGACCTTTCAGCGGCGGCGATTTCCGCAAACTGGTTGCCCTTGATCCTCCATCCCCATGCTCCCGCGCGTCCTGCCGCGTTCTCACGCATCTTGACCTCTGCCGACCACGCCTCTTGCGATACGCTTCTTTGGAGTTGCGTGGTCGCTGACATGAGCTTGAGTGCGGCCTTCTGGCCCCGCTTGCCACCTTTGGCGACGGCCATCTTCATGCGCTCGACCTGTTGCGCGAGTTTGCTGCGCTTCTTCATCACCCGCGCCATCGTGCGCTTGCTGATGCCAAGTTCTCCACGCGCCTTCACCCGGCTGATCTCGGCGAGGGTGTCTGGTCGGGTTGCAAGTTGTAGTTTTCGCGCCTCGAAAACCACCGAGCGAAACTTTTTAGCGACGGCTTGCTCGACCGTGATTTTCGAGTTCTCGGCGTACCGAGTGAGAACTCGGTTGAACTCTCTGAAATCCACAGTTGCGCTAAGGAAGCCCATCGCAATTGTCCGCGACATCCACCGCCGACTTGATGCGGTGTCCCTGTGCCTCCAAGTGAGCGGCGAAGAGTGCGTTCGCGTCCTGCATCGAAAGGGCGAGTATCTCGCGCGGTTGCCACCCGTAGACGCTGGCAAAGTGGTGAACATACCGCGCAACGATTCCCGCCCGACTCAGTTTCCCGTTGTCGTGTCTCCCTCAACCGTCACTTGAGTCCCCATCGCTCGCTCAATCATTTCGCGAATCTGTCCCGCGATTGCGGCGAGGTCGGAGAGCGGGATCGCAGGAAGTTTGAGTGCTGCCTTGAGTATTCGAGCCTTGTCTCCACCGAGATAAGCGGCGGTTGCCTCAGCGACCTCGGCCTCTGGTGCGGAGTGCAAATAGATGAACCCGAGAACGTCGGCCATTCTGGTCGTCGGTGCGGTGAGGATTTCGTTCCCCGTGAGTTCGAGAAGTGCAAACGTCTGAAGCGTGAGAGGTCTGCACGGTATCCCAGCGATGGATTCGGAGGTGTTCGAGGTTCCTGTGATGAGATGTTGGATGTCGGTCAGCATGGTTATGGTTAGGTGTTTCTCGGAACTCTCTCCGGTAGTCACGCCTCGCTTCCGGCGTTCGAAGCTTGTCTCTCCAAGCTGTCACACCACTTTCCTCGGCATGACCCGTGAAGTCGCAGGTGTCGCGAAAGCTGATTAGGTGAAGGATTTGAAGGTTTTGAGAGCTTCGGGAAGTTGCTCGGTCGGTGCGTAGAGAATGCCCCGCCGAAGTTTCTGCCGAGTCAACTCCTGCGAGGCTTGAGCGAACGATGCGAGGGTGCTCGCGTTCTCACAGATGGCAACGCCGATGTAACTCTGCTCGGGATTCGCGGCCTTTCGTACTCGGTTGATTTCGTCACGAACCTCAAGGCATGAATGGATGATGGCCAACTCAGCGAGGACGCGGAAGTCGATGTTCTCTGGTTTCTTCCCACGCGTCAGCGAGAAGTATGCGTTTGCGATAGCATCGGCCTTGACGGCGATTTGCGGCTCTCCCCCGAATCCCTTCCACGTCCCTGCAATTTGAAAGTGAAAGGTCGTGCGAACCTCGGTGTCTCCGTTGGGAAGTGCTCGACGCTCAACGGTGACGGGGTTTTCGGCGTGCGGTGGGATGCCGATGGTAGCTAGTGCGACTGCAAGTCGTTGATTTCCAGTAGTGTAAAACGAGGTGACCATAACAAGGTAAAATCCGGTTTTGAGAGGAGACGCGACTTTACCCCGTCGCTCCCGGTAACTCCTCAGGGGTTGGGTATGGTTAAGAGATACCTGCGTAAGAGACCGCCGTTACGTTCGATTTCGTCATGTCCTCGGAGGATTCGACGACCTCGGAGGATGTAACGAAAACGCTCCCGCTCACGAACCCGGAAACAAGCGACGGTAGTGTCGCGGTATCGCCGACATTCGGGGACGTTGCCTCATAGGTTTCAAAGCTGACCTCGTCTTTGATTGCGAAATACACGACGGCTCCGAAGCTGCCGTTGCCGTCGGGGATTTCTTTCTTCGACGAAGTTTGATTGACCGTTGCGGAAGTGAGCAGGGTCGGTGCTGCACCACCTGTTCCGAAAGTCACTGCTGTTCCTTTGATGATTTCAGCCATTGTCGTAAGTGGTTTGAGATTAGGTCAATCCAGCGTAAAGCGTCTTGCTCACCGTGAGTTTGGCCACGTCTTCAGCACTAAAGACGCGGTTGATTGAGTCGATGAAAGTGCTTGATCCTGCTGTGCTTCCAATCGTTCCGCTGAATGAGCCGCTGATGTAACCATCAATGGTGATCTCAGTCTTGAGGTTGTACATCGCGACGGACTGCACGTCTCCAGTCGGCCCAATGATTTCTTTAGTCGCAGATGACTTTTTGGCGTTGTACTGCGTAACCAGCATCCCCGATTGGGTTTGCGTGGTTCCCAGAGTGCCATAGTCCTGCCCATTATCGTGGATGGTTGCCATGTCGTTGTTAGTGAGTGAGTTGATACGCCCAAAGTTTGAAAGCGAACGAGTCCAACTGAACCTCATCCGCAAAAGTGGTGTTTTGGTTTCCCATGACGAAGCCGAGCACCTTTGCTGATCCGAAAGAGAACTGGTCGAAGTCGGCCTCGGCGATGGGGTTGAGCAGAGCGGCGAGCACGTTCTGCTTGATGGTCGCGGCCTCGTCCGAGGTGTATGCGTTACGGTTAACGCGAAGGATGGCCTGACCATCGAGGATGAAGATGCGAGACCCGGCGACCAGCTCCCGCGCAATCTCCACGCCGACGAAGATGGATGCGGTTTCCTTGACCTCGTCGGTGTCCGAGGTGAGCACTTGCAATGTCGCGAGGTCGTCGTCGGCCTTCATGGCCTCGACGATTCCCGTTGCGACATCTGCGAGAAAGTTGCTCATTGGTCCTGACGAACTAAAAACTCGAGAATGGGGTTCTCAGGCAAACTCTTCACCGTCACGACTCTGTACTTCATCGAATCGATGGTGAACTGATTGCGCCGAGGGTCCCCACCTTTGCCGAACTCATCAAACGCCGAACGCGCGATTCGCACCGTCAACTCTCCTCCAGCGTTCACGCCTCCCTCCTCCGGGAGGGTCGTGTACTCGCTCTCAGAAACCACCGCTTGCACGGCCTCGCCGTTGAGCAGGATGGATGCGCCCATGTTGGTCGCAGCGTTTGCGAATGCCCGAGAGAGTGCGTTGGCAAATGCGGTTTTCATGCGTAGGCGATAAACTCCAGCCCCTTTCCCTTGATGCTCGGGAGAAGTCCCCGCTCATCATAAATCCCTGCACCCTTTGGGATGATGGTGTCAGGCGGGAGTGCGCTGCCCATCGTCGCGATTGGCCCCGAGTCCGAGTGGACCTTTGGCGCGAGGACGAGGAGACCCGCTTGAATCCCGTGAACCCCGGTGTACCGCTGAACTTGTGAAACGTCTGGGACCATAACGAAAAAGGGGAGACGGGGTGACCCGTCCCCCCCTTTGAATCCAATCACTTAGGCAATCGTGAGCAACTCGCCAGCGGTCGAATCCACGACCTTCTCGGCGGTGTGTTGACGCACGCGAATCACGCCCGAGCGGCGGCTCTCGTCGCGGTAGGTCTCCACCGTGAACAAGTCGCTCGAATCAGCGGACCATGTGATCGTGCGACCCGCGCCACCAGCGACGAAATCGCCCGATTGCACGTTGCCGACCCATGCGCGGTTGCTGCCCCAGATGAACCCGCCCGAGAACGCTTGCCCCTTCTTCGAGGAGTCGCTTGCGGCACTCGCCACCAGCACGTTCTGGATGTTCAGGTTCTGGCCGATGAGAGCGGCGTCCACATTGCGGAGGTCACCAGTGCCGACGGAACCGAAGATGTAACTCTGCACCTTCGCGTTCTTGCGGAGGAGGTTGTACACCTCGAGGTTGACCACCAGCGTGTTCGCTTGCACGCCCTTCTTCGCCAGTCGCTCGAGAGCGGCGAGAATGTCGCTCACGGGGTCTGCTGCGGAGTTGCTCCACACCGTACCGACCGTGGTGTTGTTGAAGTTCGACGTGTTGTAAATCGCGGAAGCCACACGGCTTTCATGCGCGAGTTTGATGTTGCGGAGAAGCAACTTCGCGATGGTGGCCTCGGTGTCGAGGAACCGCGAGAGGTCTGCCTGTTGCGAGTCGTCCACCAACTCCTCCAACCCACGGTCTTCGCAGAGGTAGGTGTCAGAGGTGAATGAACGGCTAATACGGCTATACGACCCGTCCTGACCGCGTTTGGCGGCGTCACCGTCAACACGCATCAAGTGCGCGGCGGCGAGGTCCATCTTGAGATATTGCCCGGCTTTTGTGCCGACCGACAGAGGAGGCATGACAAGTCCACCGATGAGACCTTGATCGGCTCCCCCGGCTTGGATGACCGCCTGTTGAATGTCCCCGCGAAGGGATGCTCCAGCGTTTGCGTACATGGTGTTTTAAGTTGGGTTAGGTGTGGAGGTTAACGCCCAAGCAGACCTCGATGATGTCGCCATCAGCGGCAGCTGCTTCGAGAGCACGACCGATTGCGTTGTTTGATGAAACCTGTGAACCACTCACGCGGCCCGTCGTGTTTGGGTAAACCAAAGAGCCAAGCGTGATTGCGCCTGATGCTCGCATTTCGTGAGTCCCGCCAGCCGTGTTCAGTTTGACTGTGACGATGCCGTTTGCGGCGGCGTCTCCGATTGCAACGCCGAGTGCGCTGCCGTTGGTCGCGTCAGCGGCGACCGCCAATCCTGAGGAAAGAGCCACGCGCGTTCCAACCGTGATGGCCGAAGCCCCCACGGGAAATGCACGGAACCCCGAGTCATTTTGTGCCATGTTGTTTTTTGGGTTTTAGGGTTTGAGGATTCCCTGCGCGATGAGGTGCTTCCTCATTGCCTCGGGGTTTTTCCGGAGTTCGGAAAAATCGGTGACATTCGTTGGTGCGACTTCTTCGGCTTTGATACCGGGTGCCACAGGTCCGAATGATTTGATGAGAGTTGTGAGTGCCTCGAACTTGGTTTCGACGGCTGAGAGAATCTTGTTCTCTACGGCCTCGAAAGCGGCCCCTGCGGCCATCTCGGCGGGAATCTCCACTTCCTTTTGAACTTCCACTTCGGAAGTCTCTTCGGCGAGCAGAGATGCAATCATCGTTTTGATTTCGTTCACCGCTGCTTCGACCGCGCCGAGTCGTTCTTCAACGGACGGTGCGCTCGGCTCGGCGGCCATTGCTTCGGGTTTTGGTTCTTCCTGCATAGGAGTCTCAACTTTCTTTTGCTCATCAACTGTGGCCTCGAAAAGCCCGTCGGGGTTTGCTGCTGGTTCGTCCACCAAGTCCACCGAACGAAGGCGAGTGCATCGTGCCATCTGCTGACCATTCGCGGCTTCTGGCTTGCCCTCGAACGCGATTGAAAGCCCCACAGCCTCCGGTGTCTTCTGCGCGATCTCGAAGATGAAATCGCGTCGGGGTGAGGAGGATAGAAGTTCGAGGTCTGCCAGCACCTTGTCCTCCTCGATACGGAAGTTGGTCAACCGTCCCACGATCTCCTCAACGCCTGAGTCGTGTCCGACCTTCACCTTGATTCCGTTCTTGGCCCCGTTTCCGCACTTTACGACCTGCGCGAGCGTGGTCTCATCCACGATGAGATCGTGCCCCTTCGCGATGCCCTTAGTGATGACGCTGACGCCGAAGATGGTAGACTTTTCAGCGTCGATGCTGGTCGGGTTGAGCGTTTGAAAGCGTGTGGTTTTCATGCCTTTCTGAGTCTGGTTTCGAGTTTGCGCTTGTTCGCGTAATAGGCGCGAATCGCGGCGATTGCTTCCTCTTTCGTCTTGTGATGCGACACGACGCTCTCGTTGGGAATGGTCTTCACCTTCACCCACCCGGTTGGAGTTTTGCGGACAGCGTAAGGCATCAGCTTTCGGCTTTGTTGAGTCTCTCGACGATGGAGTTCGCCCACGTCTGCCCAGCGTCACCACCCCACCCGTCCCACGCCTGACGCCCTTTGCCGTAGTCGTCCCACGTGCTCCCCTGCTTGTCGCTTTGGTGCCGGTCGAAATAGGCTTTCATCCTGCGGATGGTCTCCTCCGAAACTGCTCGCCCATTCATCAGATCTCGAGCCCGAGCGATTCCCACAGGAGTCATTCCGCGCTGAGAGGCGGGTTTCTTCGCACGTTCGCGCAGTGCTCGCGCAGCTGCCTCGCGTACGCCCTTTGGCGGCACAAAAGAATCCTCTGCAAACTCGGTGACGTCACCGATGGCATTCATCGGCTGGGGTGTAACACCTGCGTCCTCCTGTTGTGCGAGAATGAGCGGATCGGGTACTCCTGCGGCGGCGAAAATCTCCGCGCGGCGTTTGGCTTCGTTCGCGGCCTGCACAAACGCCTCTTCCCAGTCTTCGCCCTTGCTCGCATAGTATTCCGCGAAGGTCGTTCCACCCTGTCTGAGTTCGGCAAGTTCGGCGTAAGTCTCGCGCCCGATGTCGGACGATGGCCACGGTGGAAACTGCCACCGATGCGCACGCCAGTCCGGATGCTGCGGAATGAGTCCCTGTGCGATGCCGTACGCGAGCACGGCCTCGACGATCGGGTCGAGTAGTCGAGAGACCAGAATCGTCTGATACCGCGAGCAAACCCGCGCGGCTTGCTGTGAGTCCAATCGAGCGGTTACCCCTCCGAGCTTGCTGGAGTCGATAAAGAACCCATACGGAAGCCCGAGTGCGTCGGCGAGATGCCGTTGCAGGCTTTCTAGGAATCCGGTGAACGTCACGCTCGGACGGTTCGAGATGAACCCTTGCACATCCTCCCCAGGTTTGAGGTAGTGGATTGTGCCGGGTTTGATGCTCTCAATGGCGTCGCCCGTTGCGGTCTGCGAATCCCAGCCGAGTCCCTCGCCCGTCGGCGTCTTAATGATGCCCGTCTGATTGCTCGCCCACTTCACAGCGTTCTTCTCACCCGCTAGGATGTCCACGATGTCGCGGCAGGTTGCGATGGCGGGTGCGAATGCACTCACCCCTCGATAAGAGTCGTGACGCTGAGGGTCGAACAAGTGCAGACACCGCTCGGCAGGGAGTTCCTGCTCATCCACGTACTGTGCGCCCATTGAGCGACGAGTGATGCAGTATGCGGTCGGCCTGCCCGTGGCGACGTCGATGCGGATTCCACCAACGTAGTCGTCGGTGACCAGCGTCTGGTACGGATTCCCGATGCGGTCGGCCTCGATGAGTTGAAGTTTCACCCCGTCCTCGGTGAGCGATTTGACCACCAGACAATCCCCGTCGCGCACGAATGAAGAGAAGGCCAGTTGCATCAACGCGAGGAAGTCGAACCTCCCAGAGACGTCGGCGTTTTTGCTCCACGCGTTGAAGTAGGCCTCATAAGCAGAGTTCACTGCTGGATCCGAGGTGCGACTCTGGAACCTGAGAGAACCGATCGTGTACAGCGTGAGCTTGCGCAGGATGCCAGAGACGAGTGGGTGGTTGTTCTCGAGGTCACGCGCCTCCCAAATCAGTTGAATCCTTCCCCGGGTGACGGTGGAGGATTCAGCGTGGTTTGAGTATGACGACGGCGTGAGTGCTCGGCTTTCGGACGGGTTCGCACCCTCCCAGCGGAATCCCCGAACGGCGTTCTTGATGCGAGAGATGAGTTTCATCGGAAGGAAGCCCTCACGCGATTGCGCGGGGTGGTTCGAGAGCGTTCGCGGAGGACGGTTGAACACGCTGCCAACTCCATCGCGATTTGTTGGCGGTCACGTTGCGAGGAAGTCCCCGCCGATGACACCGAGGTGTACGGGTCAGCGAACTCTGCCTGAAGGCGTGCGAGTGCCTCTGCGAGTTGAAAGTCGGTAAAGCTTCGGAAGATTCCGATGTAGTCGACGGTGTCGGCCATCACTCCTTTGCGGCTTCATCAACTGCCGGTCACTTCGTCGCGCCGATGAACTTTGTCGCCAGTGCGGCGAGTAACTGGAGAACTTCGCAGTCGAATAGGTGGTTATCCTTTCGGATCCGTCGCCAAACGTAAGACACCGCCCCACGTCCGTCGGTGCGTTCCTCGCGCCTCTCAGCGGTCACCTGCGCGAGATACAAGTCACCCGCTTTCCTAGAGAACTCCCACTTCGGACCTGCTCCTGACATCAGATGCGCGAGTGCGTCCTTCAGAAGCGGGTTTGAGAAGACGATGAGCATGAGGTGCTTTTTCTCTCCGCGCCCCACCATCGCATCGACGCGGCTCCACATAAACGGCTGCCTGACGTTGTTGACCATGTACCCAACCGAGTCGTGTCCCTTGGTGGCCTTCCAGCGGCCCCCGTGCTTTATGACGGCGGCGTAGACTGCTTGAGTGTTGAACCCCGAATCGATGAGCACGTCGGATCCGTTCACGTTGTAGCGTTCGGCGATGGTGGCGAGGTCATCAATCTCATTGACCTGCCCGAAGTCGATGAGACGCGAATCTCCCCCGATGAACCACTCACGCACCACGAACCACACCCCGACCATCTGAACGTCAGCGGTGAGAAACACGCGGCCCCCGGTGGTCTGTTTCAGTTCGTAGTCGGAACCCTGCATCGCTGAGAGGAAATCGACCATCTTCTCCTTGAGCGAGTCAACCCACGGCTCTCCCATGGTCTCGGCCTTCCACGTCTGCATTGGTATGGGGTTCCCGTAGTCGAGTTGCTTTTTGGAGATGAGAAACTCCTCGACGATGTCGCGCCAGCGAACCCACGGAGGGACGATTGAGGACCACGTGAACGAAACCTTGTGCCGGGGTGCGATCGCGTTCTGCGCTGACCACTCCCCACTCTCGACCAGCTGCCGACGCGTCACGGGGTCGTCGGTGTGCCCGTGTCCGCATGAGGGACACTTCAGTCTGATGGTCTCGGAGAGCGGTTCGAAAAGCCACTTCCCCTCCGGTGTTCGGGTCCGGTCACTCTCCTCCCATTCGAAGTCTTCCCACTTTGGAGACCACGGCTCCGAGCACCGAACGCACTTCCAGAGAAGCTTCCTCTGGTCACCGTCGAGAAAAGCTTGATGGACTGCGTCGTTCTCTCGGTCCGGTGTGGAGATCTGCACAATCTTGGAGTTCCATTGCGCCCGAACCCGCTTTTTCACCAACTCCAACGCCCCCGCTGGGTAGTTGCGCACTTCGTCGAGAATCAGCCATCGAATCGGCACTGATTGAAGTTTCGACGGTGACCCAGCCCCACGGACCATCAGCGGCATTGACGCGAAGTCGATTGTCCCCTTTCGCTTGCCCGACCTCTCGCGCGGCATCATGCGGCGAATGCTCGGGCATTCCATCAGCGTGGGAAGGAGTCGGGTTTGCATGAAGTCCTCGGCCTCGTCTTGCGCGGCGAGCACCCACATCGCGGGTCCGGGGTCCTCAGCGATGGCCCAAGCGAGGAGGACCATCAATGCCTGAGTCTTGCCCGATTGCGCCGAGCACATGACCGAGACCTCGCGCACCTCATTGTCGGCGAAGACCTCCATCAGTTCCTTAGTCCATGGTGCAGTGCTGGACCGATAGCGACCCGGAAAGGCCGAGGTCTTGTCCACCCATACGTTGTCCTCGGCCCACTGCCACGGCAGGCGAAGGTCTCTAGGTGCGAAGATTTCGGAGAGAGTAGAGAAGAACATTTATTCGGCCTTGGTTTCGTCGGTTTCTGTCACGGACTGTTCATCGGCCCATCGACGGATTTCGAC